TCATCGACCCGGCGAGACAGGAGACGATGGTCACGCCGCGGAACCTGGGCGACACGGTTTGGTTGACCATCCTCGAGGTAAGCTAATGGTCTGGAAGCAATACCGACGGGTAGAAGCGGGGAACGTCTCGATCGAGGAGCTCGACATGGACATCACGATCGTCTACAGTAAGAGCTCGGGCCTCGAGTTCGACGTGATCATCTGGAACCTCGCCGACGACACATGGTCGCGTATCGAAGAAGGCGACCCATGTCGAATCACACTCGGGTGGGAAGACGGGCCCACGAAAACAGTCCTGTTCGGGACTATCGAGAAGATGCTCAAAACGCCCGACGAGAACGACGTCTCGTTCCGGCTCAAAGGAAAAGACGAGACGGACCGAACGCTCCGCTTTGGCTTCTCGAAGACATACGTCGACAAAACGTTCTCCGATATCGCCCGATCGATAGCGGGTGAAATCGGCCTCACTGTCGGCGAGGTCGAATCGACGAGCGCCGGCCCCGAGCGCGAGTTTACCGTCCAGAAGGACCGGCCAGCCCGACACTGGCTCAACCAGTTGATCGCGAAGACACAGGATAAGACCGACACCCCATGGGAGTGGTTCGTCGACGCCGGCAAGTTCTACTTCGTCAAGAAAGACGGTCGAAAAGAGGAGGCTGTCAGGCTGAGCTTCGAGAACACGTTGATCACGATCGGTGAGTCGGAAGGGGAGAAAGAAGCCGAGCAGTCCGGCCTCGACTTTACTGCGCTGTGTGAACCACGCATCCGGAAAGGTGCCGCCGTTGCTGTCGAGACACCGGACTACACGGGCGCGTACAAGGTCACAGAGTACCGGTTCAACTCGAATACGATCTCGGGTGATCACGAAGTGACTGGTAAACTCGTCCCACTCGGAGCGAGCTACGAAATAGCGCCCGCCGGTGCCAGGGAGTTGCTCAACTAATGTCGGACATCCCTGGGAAGATCAAACAGATCATTCGAGAGGAGCTTCGTGGCGTGTACACGGTATCGATCTGTATCGTCGAGGAGTTCGACGCTGAGGAAATGCGCGTCAGGGTGAGCCTCAAGCGGGACAGCGAGGCGATCATGACCGTCCCGGTCGCGACACCATTTGCCCAGACTGACGGATACGGCATGGTCGTCCCCATCGCGAGCGGCGACGAAGGGCTCTTGCTCCATACGAAAGAGGAGATCGAGGACCTGACTGTCAACGCCGGTCACCAGGATGTCGACCTCGGGCACGTCGCGTTCGACATCAACGACGCACTGTTCTTCCCGCGGTACTGGAACGACAACGACGACAAGCCCGTCGACGTGTATACCGAGTACAAGAAAGGCGACCTCCTGATCGCCCACGGTGCGGATACGTTCATCCACATCAAGGGAGACGAACACGACGACCCCGGGACGACAACGATCATGACCGCATCGGGGCCGAAGATCACACTCGACGAGACGACGAGCGAGGAAAACGTCACGGTCGAAACGGATAACCTCTCGCTCACTCTCGACGACACACCAGGTGTAGAGAACATCACAGCGCAGACGGATATGCTCACGCTGGTCCTCGACGATACATCGGGGGCGGAGACCATCACGGCGGAAACAGCGTCCGGGGCCGGCATCAAGATAGAGCACCTGAGCGGCGTGTTCAAACTGCTCGACAAGAGCGGCCACGGATTCGTCTCTGACGGCGCCGGGAACATCACGGCATACGCGGCGACGTTCGACATCAACGACCAGAGTACGACCTCGCTATGAGCCTGTACCTGACGCTGATCGGCGCGAACTGCGAAGCCGACGGACATCCGGGTCAGTGTCAGAACCCGGCCCCTGGGACTGTCCAGTCGACGAGCTCGTGTTCGTTCACGGTCAACGGGACAGAGGTGGCAACAGAAACGACAGCGGATATGCACTTCCCGTCCCACGCCCACGATCACGACTCCGAGAACGGGTGTCACGAAAATCAGAGTCACAATCTCGACCCAGACACGGGGAAACTCAGCGACTCGGTCACGGTCAACGGAAGCCCGGTCTACCTGACGGACACGGGTGTCGCATCCGACCCGGGATCGGGCGGAGCTATCGATATCGTGGACGCTGGCGGCAACGCGTTTGTCACGGAGAGCCCATAAAATAATAGATACTTTTACAGTCGTAGTAGTGTAATAGTATCAGACCGCGCACTGGATGCCACCAGAAACGTTGTACGTACATATGTGCACGCCCATATGTACGTGCAGCCATTTTGGACCCTCGACAATACCTTTCCGAAAACTGGTATATATTCGAGAAGGTGTTTGTACGAGTGAATGGGAGAGTCCGGGTACGGCAAAACATGGGCCCTGCAAGCTAACGGTGACATCAAGCTCACCGAGCTGAACAGCCCCGAGTTCATCGAGGGGACACGTGCCGTCGTCCAGGACATGAAAGTGACCCTGGCGACGATTCGTGGAGAAGACCCGTTCGACGAGAACCACGGGCTGGACATGTTCACGGTCGCCGGTGGGTCTGACGAGGAGCTTCGCTTCGCAATCACGGAAGCACTTCTCGACGACTACTCGGATGTCATTCAGGAGATCAACGAGATCGAGATTAACGACCCCGATGAGAACAGAGAGCGAGACGTCTCGATAGACCTCACGCTTGTCGATAACGAACGGTACACCTTCGGGGTAATCGTATGAGCTTCGGCGTCCAGAGTGACGGGTCGTTCAACCGAAAGCACGTCGACGACATCGTCGAAGACCTCGAAACGAAACTCAAGCAAGAGGCCGGGAACGACATCGACCTCCGCCAGGGTTCGCCGCTCAAGCAGGTCATCGACATGGTGGCCATCGAGCTTGCCGAGCAGTGGGAGGCGCAGGAAGACAACTACTACGCCTCATACTACGAGGATGCGTTTGGGATTCAACTCGACCGCCTCCTCGCAATCGCTGGCATCAGTCGTATCCCACGGAGAGGGGCAACTGGCGAGGTGACGTTCTCGACAGACAGTGTGAACGGCAACGACGTTTCGATCCCTGCGGGGACGCAGGTGACGACCGAATTGACCGATACGAAGCCTGCGATACCGTTCGAGACAACCGAGAGTGCGACCCTTCTGGCCGGTGATACAGACGTGACCGGTGTCGAGATCGCGGCGCTGGAGCCCCACGAGACAAGTGTCGACGAGGAGTGGCTGGGAGAGGAGACGAACGTCGCGGCTGATACGGTCAAAGTTATCTCGAATCCCATCTCGGGCGTCGACTCCGTGACGAACCCCAACCCTACTGGAGACGTCAACCAGAACTACGTGGAGGGGCGTGACGAGGAAACAGACGCCGAGCTCAAGCTCCGATACGAGAACGTTCTCTCGAAGTCCGGGTCTGCAACGCTGGATGCTATCCACTCGCAGATCTACAACGCCCACGAAGACATCACGAGCGTGAAGATGGAGGAGAACGTCGATCTGGTCGACAACACCGGGTCGGGCGGTCTCCCACCGAAATCGTTCCGCGCAACCGTCCACTACACGGGGAGCCACGATGACGATATTGCCCAGGCGATTCTTGACTCCCGACCGGCCGGCATCCAGTCGTACGGTTCTCAATCGGCCACGGCCGAAACAGACGATGGGGCCGAGTACACGGAATACTGGGACAACTCGACAGAGACAGACGTGTACGTCGATGTTACGGTGACGACGACAGAGACATTCCCCGGTAACGGGAGCGAGCTCGTCGAAGACGAGATCATCAAGTACATCGGCGGGACCGACAACAACGGGACTGAATATCCCGGCACAGACATCGGCGACGACATCATCTACGACCAGGTGTTCGCCGCGGCCATGCGCGTCGAGGGCGTCCAGGAAGCCGACTTGACCATCGGCACCTCCGATAACCCCAGCGGGACAGCGAACATCTCGATTGGGACGGCTGAGGTTGCACACACAGATACGGGCAAGATCGACGTCACGACGAACTGAGGTGAATAGAAATGGCACACGGAGGCTCGACTGAGACGCCCGAAGAACGGCTCGAGGAGAACCTCAAATCGCCGTACCCACACCACGACGGAACGAACTGGTCGTCGCTCATCAACACGTTCGCGACAGAGTTCACCGCCTTAGAGACGACACGTGACACAGTTCTCGACTCGGTAGTCGTCGATAGAGCCACGGGTGCTCAACTCGACCGTCTCGGTGAAGTTGTTCAACTTCCTCGCCAGACGAACGAGACGGACCCCCACTACCGGGGCCGGCTCAAAGTCCAGCTCAAGAAGTACATCGGAGGTGCCACCATAGACGAGATCAAGGAGACGGCGGCGATCTTGCTCGATACGAATGCGAGTGAGATCGCTATCGAGGAGGATTTCGCGACCGAGGCGGCGCGGTTCACGATCCAGATATCCGACAACGCCCTCGACGAGGCCGAGGTGACAGCCAACGACTTCAGGACGTTCGTCGACGAGGTTCGTGGGGCTGGAATCAAGGCGCTGGCCGAGGAGAGAGGAACCTTTACATATCGGTCAGCACAAGATTACAGTAACGGGACAAATGACCCGACGAAAGGGTACTACGACTCGACAGACGGCGTCGAGAACGGCACGTACTCGGGTCTACTGTAACCGAGTAAATGACAATGTCCGAAAACAACAGAGAAGTAGACGTTGACCTGACCGGCGACGAGGAGCCGGACGCTGCTGGTGGCATCGAGTTGGTCGAGGCTGATGACCTCGCTGACCCCGAGTTCGACGCCGTCGCTGAGGGGAAAGAGGAGGCCAAGCGCGTTCTCAACGCGGTCGGTGGAGATAGCGAGTACGACCGTGCAACGAGCGCGCTTGTGCAGAAACAGCAGAGCGTCGAGTCGATGTCCCAGCAGTACGAGACGGCGATTCGTAACATCTCGTCGATGGAGCAGCGAGTAGACGGGCTGGACCTCACGATCAGCCGACTTGAGGATGTCGACGATGAGACGACCGTCTTCCAGCAACTGGAGGGTGGCGTGATCATCGAGGTCGTCGACGACGACACCGAGGGCGTCAAAGAGAGTCTGGAGACCGCACGCGAACAGCTAACCGAACAGATAGAAGACCTGCGCGGACAGTCCGAGGCGCTCGAACGCGGGGTGCAGAAGAACCACGCCGCGATCCAGTACCTCGAGATGTACCGCGACATGAACGAAGAATAGCTCGCTAACAACGACCCACTCCAAACATGGCCGACGCAATTACACTGCAATCCTGGACCTGGACCGATTCCGGCACCGAGCCCACGCAAGGTGACGAGAGCTACGC